CAACTGAACATCAGATCCAAAAGGGTATAATGGATTACCTAAAAATGCGAGGAATTATGGCTTGGAGACAAAACTCTCTATCTGCTCCTATATTAGATAAGTATAATCGCAGGCATTATATACACACAGGGATGCGAGGATTGCCGGACATAGTTATTTTATTGCCAAGAATCGTATTATTTTGCGAAATAAAATCAGAAAAGGGAAAGTTAAGCCCCGACCAAAAGGAGTTCTTCTGGAGAGCCAAGAAACTCGGACATCTGTGTGAGGTTTGTCGGTCGGTTGATGATGTAGAAGAAATATTAAAACGTTTTATAATATGATAGATAAGGCTCTATTTTACATAATACTAATAGAGGTCAGTATGGTAATTGGCATTCTATTGGGACATTATTATTTCTAAAAGTCGATTTAATTAAATAATAATTAAATAAAATCTATGGAAGACGCGCAAAAATTACTTGAGGATATTATTAGGGCTATTGTTAATTCTCCGGATAAATTAAAAATAGAGAGGAGGGTTGATGAAATGGGTGTATTGTTTCGTGTTTGGGTGGATCAAAAAGATATGGGATTGATAATAGGGAAGGGAGGAACTACTGCAAATGCGATAAAGCTTATAATAAAGATGGCCGGCTATAAGAATAAATCGCATATAGCAATCAAGATTGAAGAACCAATAGGAAAATGAATAAAAAAAAATATCTTAAGAATCAGAAACGACAGGCCAAAAAGGGAAAGATGAAAAGAGATAGAAAGAAAAAGAATCTTTATCTTAAACATACCGGACAATCAATAAAGAAAGCTAAACTTCAGGAAGTAAAAAATAAGAGAAAAGTTCCTTTTTTGGTAAGAATAAAATTTTATATTTATAAAGCAATCCGAAAACTCAGACGGCTCGGCTGTTTTGTAGGAATACACGATTGGAAGCTATGTTCTGGCCGGGAAGGAGATCCGATGTTTACTTGTATAAAATGTTGGAAGTTTTCAAAGAAGAAGTGGGGACCCGGGGGATCAGCAAAGCATTATGAGGAGAAAGAGAAAAATCGAATGGAAGTTGCTAAGCCTGAAAATTGGGAGAAGAAAGGTAATGAGTATTATTTTAAAGGTCGGTATGTTAAATTAACAAAGGAAGAGGTAAAAAGGTTAGAGGTTATTTTGGGTAAAAATGGCAAAAATAACTAAATTAGAATTAACTCCTAAAGAAGAATTATTCTGTCATATATTTGCGACAGATAGGGATTGTTTTGGTAATGGAGCGAGGGCTTATCTTAAAACTTATGGTAATGAAGTAAAATATATGACTGCCAAGACTCAGGCATATAGATTGTTGACAAAACCCCACCTCGTAGCCCGTATTCGGGAGCTAATTGATATTTATATTTCCGATGAGGTTGTTGATAAGGAATTAGGAGAAGTTATATTACAGTATGGGGATTTATCTTCAAAGGTCGCTGCTATCCGGGAATACAATAGAGTAAAAGGGAGGTTAGCTCCTACAACTATTAAATTTGCAGACGCTTATGGAGAATGGGCAGAAGAACAAATTAAAGAAGAAATTGCTCGCAGACGCCAGCTTAGAGGATCTGGAGAGGAGCCTGATAATAAGGGAGAAACAAAACCCGCATAAATACTTTGTTCCGAACGGAAAGGTAGAAACATTTATTAAAATGGTTGGCTCTGATAGGCACTTCATTAATCTTTTTGTTGCCGCCAATGGAGTAGGAAAAACAGCGGCGTTAGCTAACATTTTAGCGCATATAGTTTTTGGGCCTTCCGGGAATAAGTATTTTGATTTGCCTATTTTTAATAAGTTTCCTTATCCCAAGCGAGGTAGAGTAGTTTCAGATCCAACTACCGTTACGCAAGTTATTGTTCCGGAATTAAAGAAGTGGTTTCCACCGGGTCGGTATCAAACAAGCAAGTCAGGAAAAAATTATGAGTATAATTGGCAGATCGATAGTGGTTGTAAATTTGATTTAATGACTTATGAGCAAGACGCAAAAGAATTTGAATCAGCTACTTTAGGATATGCACTTTTTGATGAACCACCTCCTTATTCTATATTTAAAGCAACTATAGCTCGTATGAGAATGGGAGGAATTATTATAGTAGCTTTTACGCCTTTGATTGGGAGCGCCTATTTCTATGATGAAGTAGTTACGCACCCGGCTACAAAAGAATATTAATATGAGTGATGCAACTTATTTAGCTAAAAAATCAGCCGGTATGGTTCAAGCGGATGTGGAAGCAAATTGTATTGAACACGGAATCCGGGGAAGATTAAAGCACGAGGATATTGAAAAAATGGTAGCTCATTATACTGATGATGAGAAGCACGCCCGGATTCACGGTAAATTCCATCACTTAGTAGGTATTGTGTTTAAAAACTTCAGTAGAAAAGTTCATATTATAAAACCCTTTGAGATTACGAAGAAAGATTATGTAGTTTTAGAAGCGCTTGATCCTCACCCAAGAAATCCTGATGCTGTGCTTTGGGTAGCGGTAGATAAAAATGGAACGAAGTTTGTAGTAAATGAATTGTATGGGATTTTTAAAACTTCAGAACTTGCCGAGCGCATTTTGACGAAGGCAGAGAGATACCGGATAGTAATGAGATTAGCAGATCCTTCAGCTTTTGTAGAAGATAATCATCAAGACGATCCAGAGAAACAAACTCTTGCTAACAGGTTGTGGGATTTGGGAGTGGAATATCAGAAAGCAACCAAAGACCGAACGGCTGCGAACCGGAGAATCAAAGATTCATTGGATTATGAAATAAAAGGAGAGGATCTTATTGTGGCCCCGGAGCTTTATATTTTTGATACTTGCAAGAGAACTATTTGGGAATTAGAACATTTGGTTTGGTCGGAATGGCGTGGTACAGCGGCTGAACGGAAGAGTCCCAAAGAAACTCCTGAAGATAAAGACGACCACATGATCGAGAACCTTGGAAGAATTTTAGTGCAGGAGCCAGAATTTATTGTAATGCCGAGGCAACAAAGATATAGAACGGGAATTAAAACAAAAAAAGATTTAGATCCTTTTGCTTAATGAAGAAAATAAAAGTAATTAAAAGATTAAACTATAAAAAGTGTTCTGTGTATATCCGGGCTCTTGACACAAGGTTCGAATATATGGTAATTTATAATAATCAACTTTATTCACACTATATTAATATCGAACCATCATTGCTGAATAGGTTTTTAAAAGAGAAATATACGAAAGAACAACTTGACAAAATTGTAAAGTTATTATTTACAATGGCTTGTAAGACTATCGATGGTTTGTTAAAGAAAAGTAAATTAAAATAGTTATGGCAACAAAGTACGGTGCAAAACAAGGAGCTGGTAAAGGTAGAGGAGTATCCGGTGGTGGAAGAAGGAATATAAATGCTAGTCCCTGTAAAGGTTCAGGGCCGGGCTACGGAAAAGGAGGAGGAAGAGGTGGTGGAAGAAATCGCTCAAAGTAAAATTAAATAACCATAAACGAACTCCAGATTAGACAGGGGGCTAAATTAACCCTCTATAATCCCGCGAAGAATAGTATTATAGGAAATAATTTAACTCTCTTTATTGGGAGTTTTTATTTATATGAGCATAACACCTAAACTTATACCGATCGATCCGGAACGCATTGGAGCGCCGGGCCGAGAAGAACCCCAAGAAGTGGAGGAAATTTATCCTACGCTTTTTTTAACGGCCAAAGAATTTTCTATATTAGAGAAGAAAGAAGCCGGAGAAGATTTTATTATCATAGCTCGGATAAATGTCAAAGAGAAAAAAGAGAATGATGACGGAGAGATAAGGTGTGAAATAGAATTCAAGGCTATTGCCGCGATGGAAGATGCTCTATCAGCCGATGATCAGAAAGCGGTTGATGAAAAAGTTAGAGAAGGAAAAATAAAGATTTATTAATATGCCTGCTTGACTTTCAAATTCTGCTGGCATATAATAGTAGTATAAGTAATAATTTATACTACTATGGCAAGAAAAAAAGAATTACAATTAGGAACAAAAAAATGTCCTCAATGCGGTAAAATAATTAAATTAAAGATTAGACGAGATTTAGAGAGAAAAAAATTTTGTAGTAAAAATTGTCTTGCGAAATACTATTCTGAAAAGAATATTTTAAGACCTGATTGGAATGATAAAGAATTAGCCGAAAGAATGAAGAAAGCGATGCATAAACCTCATAAAATTACCGAGAAACTTTTGAAAGCGGCAAGAGAAAGAGGAGAGAAGAGAAAAGGAACAAGAATAAGGAGTAAAGAGATTATTTGTGAGTATTGTGGAAAAAGATTTTATATTGCTGAATGTAGGATAAATGGAGAAGTTGGCAAGAATGGTTATAAACAATTAAGAAAGTATTGTAGTAATAAGTGTAAAACCCTTGCCTCTCGGAAACCCGATGAATTAAAAACTGAGAAAGTTCGATTACAGGAGTGGGGAATAAAAGTATTTCAAAGAGATAATTATAAATGTGTAGAGTGTGGTTGTAGTCGTAAAAGGTTATTACAAGCACATCATAAAAAGTCAAAGGATAAATATCTTGAATTGGCTTACGATATAAATAACGGTCAAACCCTCTGTGTGTATTGTCATATTAAGAAACATAAAAATCTACCCGTAGGTTTTATGTTATCTTCATTACATCTGAAGGGCTTGCAAAAACCATTCCTATTGCCTTCAAAAAATGCCGCCGAGCAGGCGGAAAAATAAGGAGAAAGAGAATTGATGCTACTCATTGGATGAATTTTTGTATTCCAAAAGGTGGTGGAAAGGGAGATTCTATTGGCGGAGAGGTTCATACTTATAAAAAAGTAATTAATAAGAAATAATGGCTGACGAAACCCAAGAGGAAGAAAAAAACGAAGAGGAAGAATCTCTTAAAAAGAAGAAGACTCCTTTGAGTTCGGATGAACGGAAAGTATTACAGCGCCAAGTTGAGATGGAGTATCAATTATGCTGGGGGTTTACTCAAGAAAAGCGGGTTGAATCTTTAAGACGATTAAAACTTTACAATAATCAAAAGCGCGACAAATCAAAAGTAGGAGATCCTTTAATCTTTGCTATCCAGCAAACTGTATTAGCTACTCTTTATGATGATAGATTAACAGCTATTTTTCAGGGAAGAGAAGAGGGAGACGAGGAAACTGCTGAGAATCTAACTGCTATGGCAGAACACGATCATGGAAAAATGGAGAAAGATGAATTAGATTATGAGTGGGATTGGGATGCTTGTTTTTTCGGAGAAGGATATATGTTGTTAAATGAATTTGACCGAAGACCTGAAATGATGTGTCCAGTTGCTGAAGTCTTGGACCCAATGATATTAATCAGAGATCCCCGGGGGACTTCTGTGAATGGGAATCAAAAGGGTTATGGATCGTGGCGTTTTTGGGGAAGAGAGATTGGATTGTCAAAATCAGAGATGGAGAAACACCCCTCATATTTTAATTTAGGTTATTTAAAAAAAGATAAAGATACTAAAAACCTCACTCAGAAAGCACGGCAGGCCCGGAGAGAAGCTCAAGGATTACAACAAACAGATTTGAAGGAAGAAGGATTGACCGAGAATTATGAATACTCCCTTTTAGAATGGTTTACCCATATTAATGGGGAAATGTATTTGACTACTTGGGGAAATAATCGGAGATTGTTAGTTCGTTATCAAAAACTTGATACTGACCAATGGCCATTAATTGATAGGAAGTTATTTCCTTTACCTCACGAAAGTAGCGCTGTAAGCATTCCTGATTTAATTGAAGATAAGCAGAGAGCCAGATCTGTGATGATTAATTTGGGGATGGAGTCAGCTATTGCTGATTTATACCCAATGTATTTATTTGATAAGAAGAAGATTACAAACCCTGGAGATTTAGATTTTGCTTTTAATAAATATATTCCGACTACTAACCCAGACGCTAACACCGTGATTCCAATTCAGAAATCACTTTTTCATCAGCAAGTAAATTTAATTTTAAATATGCTTGATATTGCTGCTCAAAAGGCAGTAGCAACTCCAGAGATTAGTCAAGGTGTACAACCCAGTCAAGCAAGAACATTAGGAGAATCAGAATTAATTGTAGCCGGAAAAGATGTTAGGCATTCTTTAGGAGCAAGGATATTCGGTTGGTCAGAGAAACGCTTTTGGAGACAATGTTATTGGTTATATAAAAAGAATTTTAAAGAAGAGATTGATGAAAAGATAATTAGAATTCAGGGTCCGCTTGCTCCTATTTGGAGAACACTAACAAAAGAAAATCTTATTGCTCATGTTGATCCTGATGTCTATATTGAAAGTGCTAGTATTGTAGAAGCAAAACGCAGAGAGGAATTTCAGAAGTTCTCAATTTATTCACAGATTACCATTCAGGATCCTCGTACTAACCGGCCATTTGTATTTAGAAAAATGGGGAGCATACTTGGTATTGAAAAATCAACACTAACTTTAATGTTTCCTCCAACCATCGATGAAATGAGAGCCGAAGACGAGAATCAAAACATTAATGGTAATAAACTTCCGAAAGTAAATCCTTTGGATGATGATATTGTCCATATTGAAATTCATAACAAAGGAGCGGATACTCCTGCAAAGCTTGCTCATATTGAGGCCCATAAACAAATGATGATGTATAAAAAAGAACATCCGGAACAATTTCCTCAACCGGAGCCAGTTTCTGAATTTAAACCTGTTACTGGTGGGGCCGAGCCGACAGAGAAAGCGCCTGCTGCTCCTCGTTCTACGGCAAGAGAAAAAATACCAGAGGAAGTTAAATAAATATTATGATTACTAAATTTAAAGACGATCAACAAAAAAGAGATAACATTATTGCGGCATTGCAACAATTAAAAGAAAATACTGGTTGGAAAGTTATTATAAAAGCATTAGAGGAGAATATAAAGCAGGCAGAAGTAAAATTACACGGAGAGATTCCTTTAGAAAAAGATGAAACTATTGAGTATTGGCAGAAAATTAGAAGTGATAGGCTTCAAGTGATGGAATTGCCTGATACTATAATTGAAGAGAACAAAGAGAAAGACGCGTTCGATCCTCTCCTCGACCCCTATGACTGAGGAACATAAAAGAAAAATAGGTGAAGCAAACTCAATCGCCTTAAAAGGAAATAAAAATGCTTTAGGAACAATTCGGAATGATATGAAAGGTGATAAAAATCCAGCGAGGAAACCTGGGATAGGAAAGAAAATTAGCGAAGCGAAGAAAGGTTGGAATGGTCTTATGGGTCATCAAGAAGAGAATAGTAACGGTTGGAAAGGCGATGAAGCTGGGCAAGATGCAATGCACGATTGGGTATATAGACAAAAAGGAAAACCTAAAGTTTGTGAAGATTGTGGGGCAACAGCTAAAGAAAGGAGATTGCAGTGGGCGAACAAAGACCATTCATACAAGAGGAAATTAGATGATTATATCTCTCGTTGTATTCCTTGTCATAGAAAATACGATTTAGAAAATAATTTTTAAAATCTGATTCCGGTGTATTGTTAGGCACCGAGATAATTCCACCGCACTAAATGGTTTCGCCAACCTATACGAGCGGTGAGTAAATCAATATGGCAGATCCTGAAAAGGATGCCGACAATTTTGTCGAGGTCGATGGGGTTAAATATAAAGAAGACCCCGAAAAAGAAGGGGAAGGATTGATGGGAGATGATGGTGAGCTTGTCCCCTTTGAAGAAAAGAAAGAGGAAAAGAAAGAAAAAGAGGAAAAAGAAACAGAAGATGTTTCAGAGCCTCAGATGAGGAAAAGTGCTAAAGATTATATTATTGAGCGCAAAGAGAAAAAGATAGAAAAGCTTGAAAAGAAAGAAGAAGGTGACGGCAATGATGATATAGAGGAAGTTACGCCCGAAGGTAAGAGTGCTATTAAGAAAGAAATAGATAAAGCACTCGAACCTGTTCTCAATAAAGTCAGAACCACTTCTGATGATCAAGAATTGAAAGATGTATTTGCGAAATACCCGGACTCTAAAAAATCAGAAAAGCAGATTCGTAAATATATGGATAATGAGGCTTATAAAAATGTCTCAATAGAATTCATTTATTTGGGGTTGGCCGCCAAAAAAATGGATCTTCAAAAGAAGCGAGATAAAGCAGATGAAGACGCAAAAGCAGATGTGACAGGTGGACACGGAAAGAGAAAGAAGGGACTAAGTTCGATTCCCGATGTTACAGATATGACTGATAAAGAAGTTGATGACTTGATAGTCAAGGTTAAAACAGGCCAAATATAAAAAAAAGTCGTTTTATTAACAACTAATTGTTAGATGTTCTTTGATAATTTATTAACAGTTTTTAATATTTATCAATTACATTACAACATAAAATCTTGCCTAACACTACTACTACAATCATACCCCAAGCCGTAAATTTCTTTTACGACCGGGTTATGTTAAGAAAAGCGGTGCCCCTTTTCGTTCATTTAAAATGGGCGCAAGTTAGAGATATTCCGAAAGGTGCTGGAGTTTGGATTAAGTTTCGCAGATATAATTTGTTAACTCCTGCGACTACTCCTTTGACCGAAGGAATTACTCCTCCCGGAAGCCAGTTAGCTTATGGTGAGGTGACTGCTGCGATTGAACAATACGGTAAGAAAATAATTGCCGTATTAAAATCTTCTTTGAATTTTGATTTCGCACTTTGAAATTAAATAACTGGGAACTCTTGACAGTATTGCCCTGCGGTGATACAATCATAGTATAATAAGTTACAATTATATTATGAGTAAAAGTCAAGACAATCAGAGGGAAGCGATTCTTTTCTCATATTTAGCAGGGATTATAGATGGTGAGGGAACAATACGAATTGGAGCGAATAATCCACCTGCTAAATGGCCAAACCGAAATATAGTATATTATGCTTCTATCGGATTAGGAATGACCGATAAGGCAGTTATAGAACTATTTGCTAAAAAGTTTGGAGGTAATTTAAGAAAAGAATGCGTTCCTAATAGGAAAATAGTATATAGATGGGGAACTTGCGGAAGTAAAGTAGTTCCTGAAATCATTAAAAGATTATTACCCTACCTGATAGTTAAAAAGAAACAAGCGGAATTAGTAATAAAATTCTGCGAAGAAAGAAAAACTACAGGATTTAGAAGAAATAAAAAACTTCCTATTAGCGAACTACAACGGCGTGAGGAGTTTTACTGGAAAGTAAAGAAGCTCAATGCTGTTGGAGCACCTGCAACGACCAAGCAAGAAGACACCCGAGAGGGTGAAGCGATGGTCTGAACTTACAGGCGACTGTAAGAAGCAAACAGTAAAAGTTTGTGATAACATAATTGGATTATGTAACACTGACCGATCTATTAGTGTTCACCACTCTTGATCCTATTTTGACAGAAACTGCAGAGGTTCTTGGAATTCAGTATCAGCAAACCATAGAACGGATATGTAGAGACACACTAATTGCTACTACTACTAAACAGTATGCTTCAACTGCTGTTTCAACAATAACAGTTACTGCTGCAATGAAAATTACCAAAGCAGAAGTTCAAGAAGCAGTAAGAACACTAAAACTTCAAATTGCAAGGAAGATTACTTCTCAGATTGATTTCTCTACTGGCTTTAATACTAGTCCTATTGCCACTTGTTATATTGGTATCTGCAGTCCGAACACCACCTATGACTTAAAGAACATTCCTGGATTTGTCAGAGTTGAAGAGTACGGGCAAAAGAAAGCAATGGAAGGCGAAGTTGGAGCTTTAGATGAAGTCCGTTTTGTTGAAACTACTGAAGCTTATGTTAGTACTTTAGCTGCAGGTGGAGGCGGAGCTGGAGGAATTGATGTCCATAACACTCTTATTCTTGGAGCTGATGCTTATGGAATTACTAGAATTTCGGGAGAAGCTGTAAAGAATATTATTAAACCGTTAGGTTCTGCTGGAGCAGCCGATCCATTGAATCAAAGGCAAACTTCAGGATGGAAGGCAACTTTTGTTGCTAAAATCTTGAATAGCCAATGGATTCTTGCTATAGAACACGCGGTATCTTAGTAACTAATTTGTAAGAGCTGGGTTTTAACCCCCGGCTCTTACTATATGATTATGACCAAAAAAGAAACTCCGATTGCGAAAAAAAACACTGCCTCTTTGCGAAAGATGGCCAGGGAACAGGAAATAGAGGGTTGGGAAGATATGGAGCGAGAAGAACTTATTGTTGTTCTTTCAGGAACAGAAACTCCAGAACCTAAACCTGAAGTTAAACCTGAACCCATACCTCAATTAGCTGTTGATCCAAAAGCTTCTATTAAGCCAAAACCGTTAGCTGAAGGTGTTACAGAAGGTCATGTGCCGATAGGAAGTAAAGCGGAACGAATGAGAGAACATCTTGCCAAACAACTAAAGGTGAGAATTCTTATTCCTACTGAACCTAAAGAAAAGCCGGGAATGACTGTACCTGTAATTCTGAATAGCTATAGGCTCAATATTATGAAAGGAGTGTATGTAGATGTACCCGAGCAAGTAGCTGAGATTATTATGAAATCTCAGAAGCAAACGATGGCAGCTTTAAATAATCCTCTTAATCTTTCAAACTCCGATCATCCGAAGAAAATGAGCGGGGAAGGATTAGGAAATCTTGATGCGTAAAGTCGAATAATCAATTATTAATTTAATCTCTTAAAAAAATGGACAATTCACAATTTGGAAGGTCAAATCAAAACTTGATGGATATTTTAGAGAAGTATCCTATAACAGGTGCTAGCGGTGCCGGATTAGCGATAGGGAGTGATACTGCAAAAGTTAAAACCGCTACTGCTATTTATTATTTTATTGGTGGAAAGCTTTATACATTAGCTGCTACCGATGATCTAATTACATTATCAGGAACAGTCCATAATTCAGGTACAGTCCTTGATATGATTAATGTTTTTGTATTTAGTGTTGATTATGCCGGAACTGTAACTGCGACAATGGGAACTGAAGCTCTTGCTTTAGCAGATGTTGTTTTTCCTGTTACTCCGGTCGGTGAAGTAGTAATTGGATTCCTTATTATAGATTTGGGAACAGGTGCAGGAAGCAATGAT